CTGCGCAATGACAACACTTGAGACAGCAATCGCTTATACACAATTAGGTATAAGGGTGATACCGATTCGTCCTGGACACAAATACCCTGGCATCGATGCTTGGCAAACGAAAGCAACCGATGACACCGATGTGGTCACATCATGGTTCACTGGTGACTACAAGAGCTACGGCATCGGCATCGCCACAGGTCGCACGAAGTACGGGCAAATCTTTGTGGTTGATGTTGATGACCGTGACGAGTACCGAGGGTCAGATACCTTGCACGACTTGGAGCAGCGTTACGGTGCGTTACCTGAAACGGTCACGGCGATCACCGGCACAGGAGGACAACACCTGTACTTCTATTCACCTGTTGAGGTGCGGAATGATGCTGGGTCACGGCTTGGGGTGGGCTTAGATATTCGTGGTGAGGGTGGGCAGGTACTAGCGGCACCAACGGTGCATCCGAACGGTAAGCAGTACCAGTGGGTTGATGGGTGGTCACCTATGGACAAACGGCCTGCGAACGCACCACAGTGGCTCCTGACGCTTCTCACGACCAACCCACAGATGGTCAAGCCCCAAGGCACCACCGACCTGTTCTTGGCTGATCCAACCACCCCATCGGCTCGATACTGTGCGCAAACAACGTGGGAGCAGCTGCTCATCCCTGACGGCTGGACACTCGCCAAGACAGACCGACACGGTGAACAACACTGGACTCGACCAGGCAAAGACTCAAGGGATGGCATTAGTGCCACCATCGGACACAACGGCAACGATGCACTCATCGTGTTCACCTCAGCCGTTGCATGGCTCCCCGAAGGCGGATACAACAGGTTTGGATATATGGCTGCGCGTGACCATCACGGTGATTGGAAACAAGCAGCCAAACAATTCTTAGCCCACAACACAACCCCAGCCGACAACACCACCATCACCCCTGACGAGATGCTCGGCATGCTGGTGGACTGGAAAACATTCTGGACACAAGAACACGTCATCGAAGATTGGATTGCCAAACCGTTGATCGCACGTGCAAGACAGACAGCGTTGTTTGCCGGTGCAAAGACAGGCAAGAGTTGGTTGACACTCAACGTCGTTGCAGCACTCGCCACAGGCAAACCAATCCTCGGACAAACAGAACAACCCAAAGTCCACGTCCTGTACCTCGACTACGAGATGGTTGAAGCCGACCTGTATGAACGCCTAGAACAATTCGGCTACACCGAAGACGATGACTTATCACATCTCCATTACGCATTGATTCCTTCTTTGCCTCCACTCAATACGGCAGAAGGCGCGTCAGCCATCATGCGGCTGTGTGAGTTGACTAAGGCTGAGGTGGTCGTGATTGACACCACAGGACGCGCCATTGAAGGTGAAGAGAACTCTGCTGACTCATATCGTGAGTTCGCACGAACCACAGGCTTAGCCCTCAAGCGCGCAGGTATCGCCTGTGTGCGCACAGATCACGCAGGCAAAGACGGAGGCAAGAAACACGGCCAACGCGGATCATCAGCCAAGAACGACGACGTGGACATCGTGTACCGGCTCGACAAGACAGACGACGGACTGATGCTCGTAAGAACCCACACACGGATCAGCTGGGTACCAGAGAAGATCGACCTCATCGTCGAAGAGTTTGACGACATCACCACCATCCGACAACGCACCAGAGCAACCAAAGGCTGGACAGCCCAAGAGATAGCCCTCGCCAAACACCTTGACACATTAGGCATCCCAAAGAACGCTGGAGTCAACGAAGCACAACGCATCGCCAAAGAACTTGGTGCCAAACTCGGACGCAAATCTGTACTCAGCCGAGCCATCCAATGTCGCCAACTACCCACCTCAGACCCCCTAGAATCGGGAACCACCCTCGGGAACCACCCTCTAGACCCTATGGTGGCTATGGGAACCACACACCGTACCGATAGGTACGGGGTGGTACCAGCCCGTTCCGACGCATTAGAAACTATTGAAGACTTCGATCTAGACAACAACTACTAGCACCCACACACCCACCCCCACCCCAAGCCCATGCCACCCATCCAGCGTCCATGCCTATCGTGCAGGCAACTCACAACCCAACCAATGCGATGCGACCTATGCGAGGCCAAGCATCAGTCCAAACGCAATAAGGTGCGAACGCACTACCAAGGTGACTACAAGCAACGTGCTGCATGGGTGAGGGCTAACGCCACAATCTGTCACATCTGTGGCGAAGGTGATCGGGGATCACTCGACCCTTGGACAGCAGATCACATCTACCCAGGTGAAGCAGACTCACTCCTGCTCGCAGCACATCGATCATGCAACTCGTCGCGAGGCGACGCGACTCGATGACTACTTGCGCAAACCCTCGATGTAGCAATCAGTTCTCTGATCGAGTCCATGCCGGTAGGTCTGTGAAGTATTGCAATCGTTCTTGCAAGAATAAACATTGGGAGGCAGTTGAGTATTCAGATGCCAAAACTAAATACAGACAATCCTCGAAAGGTCAAGCAACTTCTCAACGTAAAGCAATCAAATACAGGCAATCAGAACATGGTCAATGGAAGACAGAGTCAGAGAGGCGGATCAGACTTCTTGAATGCAGACGGAAAGCATTGACAAGAAAAGCCAACAGACAAACCCCATGCAAGATGTGTCGCAGTATCGTTCATCCATTTGATAACAGAAGAATAGTTTGTTCTAATGTATGTGAATGGTTGTATGGATTGATTACATCACAACCATTTGAGTGTGAAGAATGCAAAGTTATTGGATTGTGGCGAGAAAGGTTTTGTAGCAGCAGATGTCAGAACCGTGCGTACCGTCGGACTGATTCATTCAAACGACAGAGAAGGATTGGTCAACGAAGGAGTAAGACCAAACGAGGTCAACGGCTTCGAGAACAATGGGTTGAAGATGTTGATCCTTTGGTTATGGCTGAACGAGACGGTTGGATTTGTCATATCTGTTCAGAGGATATTGACCCAGCGTTAAAGTATCCAAATTATTATTCGTTATCCATTGACCATGTCATACCGTTGGCGAAGGGTGGTTCGCATGGGTATGACAACTGTTCTTCGTCTCATTGGATTTGTAATGTGATGAAGGCAGACAGACTCGATGAAGGCAACGCATGAACCCCCCTCGGCAGTCTGGGGGACGGGGTCAAAAATTATTTTTGTGCAGCGTCAAAGTACCCCTGCCGTGCGCGAGATGCGCATGGTCGGCTGGACACCCCCGACTAGGCTTGGGGAATGGGCAGGCCGAGGACGGGAACTGGTGGAGGTACCAAGACACTTCCAATCGAGCAGAAGCGATTGAAGGGATCGCGCATTCGGAAGGGTTTGCAAGCGCAGCCGATGTCATCGAGTGCGCTTGCGCTGGTGGACATGACGGTTGTGCCTACCGTGCCGGAAGACTTTGGGCTAGTCGGCACGTCGTACTGGCAAGTGTTGTGGACTGGTGGAAGGCGGCATCTGTCGGAGCTGCACGACACACCGTTGATGACCAGGTTGTGCAAGAACTTCGACAAGATCGCAGAGTTGGAGTTGTGGTTGGGCAAGGATGTGGAGCGCAGGTGGTACACCAGTCCGAATGGTCAGGTGGTGACGCATCCTGCTGTGAAACAGATCGAGCAGATGGATGCGCAGAACACGGCTTGGATGTCACTGATGGGATTCACCCCTTCGGATCGTGCGCGTCTAGGTCTTCAAGAGATAAGGGTGGCGAATGAACTTGATCAGTACAGGCAACGCAAGTCCAGCGTGGTCAACGCCGAGATTGTACAAGAGGTCTAGTGGTCAGGAAGTAGTTGACTTCGCTGAAACATTCCTGCATGTGAGCAAGGGTGTTCGGGCTGGGGAGCGGTTGAGGTTGACGAACTGGCAGAAGGATTTGTTGGGTTCGTTGTATGAGCGTCGTGATGATGGTCTGCTTCGGTATCGTCGCAGTCTGGTGGGTTTGGCTCGGAAGAATGGCAAGTCGTTGGTTGGGTCTGTGATTGCGCTGTACGGCTTGATCGAGGGTGAGCCTGGGGCTGAGGTGTATTCGGCTGCTGGTGACAGGATGCAGGCACGGATTGTGTTCAATGAAGCGAAGTGGCAGATCAGTCAGTCACCTGCGTTGTCTGGTATTTGCAAGGTGTATCGAGACGTGGTGGAGGTTCCGTCAACCGGTGCGATCTATCGAGTGCTATCTGCTGACGCAAAACTTCAACAAGGTTTGAATGCAAGCACTGTGATATTTGATGAGGTTCACGTGCAACCGAATGAGGATTTGTGGAATGCGCTCACGTTGTCTTCGGGTGCGCGTAAAGACCCGAACATCGTTGGGATTACTACAGCAGGGTTTGACCCTGACTCGTTGTGTGGCCGACTGTACAACTATGGCAAGCGTGTCATCTCAGGCGATCAGGTTGATGAGCGGTTCGGGTTCTTCTGGTGGGAGGCACCAGAGGGTTGTGCAGTTTCGGATCGTGATGGTTGGGCTGCTGCGAATCCGAACTTGGCTGAAGGTTTGCTTGACATGGAAGACATGGAAGTGAGCATGAATCAGACGGCTGAGGTTGCGTTCAGGCGTTACCGTCTGAATCAATTCGTGCGCACGGATGGCGAGAGTTGGCTTCCGACTGGGGCTTGGGAGTTGTGCCGGTCAGATATGGAGTTGAAGCCTGATCTGCCCACGTTCGTTGGGGTCGATATGGCATTGAAGCATGACTCGATTGCTGTGGTCATTGCCCAACCGCAAGATGGTCGTGTCGTGGTACGCGCCAAGATTTGGCATCCTGATGCGAACGCAATGGATGTGTCTGCTGTTGAGCAACACATTCGTGACATCAACCAGCAGTTCAACGTGGTGGAGAACGCCTATGACCCTGCGTTCTTCCAGCGTTCCGCTGAAGTGTTATCAGAGAACCATGTGATGGTTGAGTTCCCTCAGTCAGCTGCACGAATGATCCCAGCATGTGGCAACTTGTACGAACTGATTGTCAACCAGGTGATCGCGCACGATGGTGATCCGATGTTCGCTGATCAAGTGTTGTCGGCTGCGCAACGATCAACCGAGTCAGGTTGGCGACTGTCCAAAGGTAAGTCGAAGCGCAAGATCGACGCTGCTATCGCGTTAGCCATCGCTTCAGATCGTGCGACATCCAAACAGGAAGTCGCACCAGTAGCAGGTTTCTTTGTAGTCTAGGGAGATGACAATCTTCCTGCTAGAACTGTTCGCTGTTTCACTCATCGGTTTTGGAGTATTCTTGGTGTCGGTACCCATCGGGCTGATCTTTGTCGGCTTCACAGTTCTATTGTTCGCATTCGCTTATGAGCGCGGTCAGAGGAAGGTCAAAAAGTAAATGTTGTCACGACTTCTGAACCAAGGCACCGAGGAACGAGCCGTCTCATTCCAATCGCTGTTCGCAGCAGGCGAAAACTTCTCGTTCACAACTAACGCTGGCACAGTAGTTGACCAAATATCTTCACTGAAAATTGAGGCTGTGTACGCCTGTGTGCGTCTCATCTCAGATTCAATTTCAACTTTGCCTGTTGATACTTACATTCGAGTAGGTGCAGAACGCAAAGCATATCGTCCTCGACCAACATGGCTTGACCTGCCTGAAACTGGTGTCACCCGTACCGAACACTTCCAACAAGTGTTGGTGTCATTGCTGTTGAATGGCAACTCGTTCACACGCATTCTGCGCGACGATCAAGGCATTGTCGGTTTGGTTGTGTTGAACCCTGAACTAGTTGAATGTTCCCGTGATCAGGTGACTCGTCGTCCGATCTTCATCTTTGAGAACCGTGATGTGATCACTGCTGATGACATGATCCACATCACCGAGATGCGTCTGCCAGGTGAGTTACGTGGCCGTTCTAAGATTGATCTTGTCAAAGAGAACCTCGGTTTGGCTAAAGCGTTGGAGGAGTTCGCTGCACGGTTCTTCGGTCAAGGCTCAGCAGCTTCAGGAATCATCGAGTTCCCAGGCAACCTCACACGTGAACAAGCCAAAGATTTGGTCAACGGATTTGAAGAAGGTCACAAAGGTTTGCGCCGGTCACATCGACCAGGCATCCTGTTTGGTGGAGCGAAGTTCACGAAGACAACTGTTGACAACGATTCGGCACAGTTCTTAGAATCACGCCGCTTCGCCATTGAGGAGATTGGTCGCATCTTCCGATGCCCACCATCAATGCTCGGTGTCACCACAGCTGGAGCGATGTCGTATGCGTCGGTAGAACAGAACGGCATCCACTTCGTTCAACACACGTTGCGTCCGTATATCTCCAAGATTGAGGATGGATACCAGAAGTTGTTGGACAGTCGTGCATTCTTGAAGTTCAACGTGGACGGTCTGTTGCGTGGCGATCAGGCTTCACGGTATGCAGCGTTCTCCACAGGTTTGCAATCAGGGTTCTTGTCAATCAACGACATTCATCGCATCGAAGACATGGCTCCGACTGAGGGTGGGGATGTGTACCGTGTGCCGTTGGCGAACGTGGATATTGCTGCTGCGAACTTGTCTGAGTTGGATCGCAAGTCGGTCATTGCTCAGCGTTTGATTCTGTCAGGGTTTGATCCTGCTGAGGTGATGGCTTCGTTGGAGTTGCCAAGGATTGCGCACACTGGTGTTCCTTCGACGCAGTTGCAGGCGTTGTCAACAATCAATCCTGCTGATCCTGCATCAGTTTATGAAGTGAAGTCGCAGGATATGAATATCAATATGCCTGAAGTGGTGTTGAACTATACGCCTCCGGCTGTGAATGTTCCTGCACCGATCATCAATGTTCCTGAGACTGTGGTTCGTGTCAACATCCCACAGTCGAAGCCAACTGTGCGCACCGTTGAGCGTGACGCTGATGGACGCATCTTGACGATTACTGAAAGGCTTGAAGACTAATGGCACACGGAATCAGCGCATACTTGGGCAACTCTTGGATGAACGCATTAGGTAATGCGACAGCGTTCTCTGTTGCTGTTCCGTATGTGAAACTTCACACTGGTGATCCTGGTGCTGCTGGTACAGCGAACCCTGCAACCGAGACGACGCGCAAGTCTGTGTCGTTCGGTGCTTCTGCTTCTGGTGCGTTGGCTTCGGATGCTGATATCAGTTGGACTAATATCACAGGCTCACAAGATGCAACGCACTTCACCTGTTGGGACAACATCAGTGCAGGCAACTTCTTGTTCTCTGGAACAATCGTCGCTGGTGCCTACACAGCAGGCGACACCTACACAATCAGTGCAGGCAATCTCACCGTCTCATTGACGCTCGCATCGTAGGTTCGTGATGGCCGTTCAACGGTTCGTCCTTGACTCGACCACACTTGACAACGCAGGCTTCGGTCTTGACGGTGGCTCAGCATTCATCCTTGATACTTCAACACTTGACGGCGCAGCTGTTCTTGATGGCGGTCAGTTCCTAACTCTTGCTACAGCATCATCGTCTTTGGGTGGGGTTAGTGCGTCAGCGTCTGCTCAAACGACCTTGTTCCCTGTTCTTGCTTCATCGCTTGGTGGATTGTCTGCGACTGCGACTGCGCAATCAACTCTGTTCCCTGTATTGTCTTCGTCGTTGGGTGGGTTGGATGCGTTGGCATCAGCTCAGTCAACTCTGTTTCCTGTGTTGTCTGCGTCGTTGGGTGGGTTAGTTGCGACGGCTTCAGCGTCAGCGATCATATTCCCTGTATTTGATGCACCTCTAGATGGGCTGGTTGCCACAGCAACAGCAACAGTCATTCCACCTGAACCACCTGTCATCCCTGCTTCTGGGTCACGTTGGTGGAAGCAACCTGCTGCACCGGTCAAGAAGCAAGAACTGCCAGAACAGATTGTCATTGAGATTCCGAAGCCTCGACGACCTGTGTTGGTGTCGGCTCAGGCTGGGTCACGGCTTGGTGGTGCCAATGTGGGTGCGTTAGGTTCTGTCACGTTCTCCTCACTTGATGATGATGCTGAAGTATTGTTGTTGGTCTGATGCCTTATTTCATTACAGACAAATCACCTGATTGTTCAGGTTGGGCAACCATCAAAGAAGACGGCGAAGTAATTGGATGCCATCAAACCAAACAGGATGCAGTTGATCAGATGGTTGCTGTGTCATTAGCTGAAGATATGTCTCCAGGTGGGGAACGTAATTCTGATGCTGATGAAGTGATCATCGTTGACATTGATGGGACATTGATTGCTGGTGGCAGAGGCATTCAAAAGAATGTTGATTATGTCAACTCGTTGTATCCCGATTACTACATCTACATTGTCACTGGTCGTCCAGAATCTGACCAAGAGAAAACGATGCAAGAGTTAGCTGATGCTGGTGTTCAGTTCAACGACATCCAATTCAACGAAGATATGAGCATCCCTACCGCCGAATATAAGAAGCAAACGGCTGCTGATGTCCTTGAAGAAAACCCTGTGAAGTTGGCGATTGATAATGATGCTACTGCTCGACGTGCGTATGCGTCACTAGGCATCGCAACTAAAGACCCGAAAACAATCAAGGCTGATGAGGTGCCTTCAATCAGGCAAGTGTCGTTGGATGTGCCTGAATACATTCGTTCAGCTGCTCGCAAAGGTTTGGACTATTACGGTCAAGGCTTGGCTGGTGATGGTTTGGTGGATCGGACTGTGCGTGAGGCACGGGACATGGCGCGTGGTGACATCAGCGAAGACAAGGTGATTCGTGCGAACGCTTGGGGTGCGAGACATCTTGTGGACTTGGATGCACCAAAGAACTCAAACCCTGATGACAAAGAGTTCCCTGGTGCCGGTGCTGTGGCGTTCTATCTGTGGGGAATCAACCCACTGAATCCGAAGCCTGCGATGAACTGGTTTATGTCAAAGGCTGAAGCAATCAAAGCTGACGGCACAGACACATCAAGAGCGACTAAAGTGGCAGACATGGAACAGCGTGACCTCAACGAAAACTTTGTGTGGACAGGTCATCAACAAGCTCTTTATGCAGAACTAGAAGACATCGCAGAAACCTTCGGTCAGTTTGATCAAACATCAGGTGGCGATGGTGCGCATTACTTCACAGAGAACCCTTTCAAAGCAGAAGGATTGATGTGCGCAAACTGTGCGTTCTATGACGGTGCGCAAGGATGCGACCTCGTATCAGGTGTCATCCTTCCAGATGCGTTGTGCAAGTTTTGGATTATCCCAGCAGACCTTATTCAAACTCGTTCCGTTCCATTGACTGTTCGTCAACGTGAACTAAACCTCATCGCAAATATCTAATTCGCAGATTTGGTACGATATTCACATGACTGAACAGGTTGAAACTCGTCGCATAACTTCAAACGACTTTGAACTCCGTGCCGATCCACAAGGCAACGGCATGTCTTTCACAGGTTATGCAGCTGTATTCAACTCGCCTTCGGAACCACTGCCATTCATTGAACGGATTGCACCAGGCGCATTCGCACGATCACTCAAGTCAAAGAACAATGTGCGCATGTACATGAACCACGATTCAAGCATGCTTCTTGCCACAACCCGTGCCAAAACACTGCGACTATCTGAAGACTCCAAAGGCTTGCTCGTTGACGCATCGTTGCCTGACACCACGATTGGTCGTGACCTTTCAGTCTTGATGCAACGTGGTGATGTGAACTCGATGTCTTTCGGATTCACCGTTCCTTCTGGTGGCGACATGTGGTCTGATGATGGCCAGTCGCGTGAACTTCGTCAGATCAAACTGTTCGAGGTGAGCGTTGTCACAGGATTTCCTGCATACACAGCAACGACTGCAACTGTACGCTCGTTGGATGCACTCTCTACTCGCACAGGAATTGACGCGGATCAGCTCGCAGCAGCGATCACGACACTCGAAGCAGGTCAAACCTTGTCACAAGATCATGCAATGTTGTTGCGTGAAACTGTCGCCAAACTTGAACCGGTGCAAGACACCGCACCAGCTCGTCTAGGTGTGATGGCGAAGCACCTTGATTTGTTGAAGACCATCGCCTAACATCTGTTCACTGCATCGTTGACGGAGCCGTCAACCTTGTTGCTGTATGCGGAGCCGCATCAGGTTGAGAAGTAGTACCTCCCTGCGTATCCCCATTCACAACAATCCGAAAGCAGAAACAAACCATGAAAGAATATCTAGACCGTCAAGTTGAGATTCGTCAGCAAGCCTGGCACCAAGCCAAAGCAATCATTGACGTTGCCACAGCAGAAAAGCGTGACCTCTCAGCAGAAGAAGAGCAAACCTACAGCCGTCTCAACGACGAACTGAATGAGCGTGCAGCAACCATCGCAAAACTCCGTGAAGATGAATCACGCGAACTCCGCATGGACGCAGCAACCCGTGAGATTGCAGATCAGGTTCGTCCTGTTGCAGCAGCACCAGTTCAAGAAGACGTGGCAATGATCCGCGCACTCATCAAGGGCGACGTTCGTTCGCACTCGTTTGAGCGTCGTGACATCACCAAGGGTTCAGCTGGCGCACCAGTTCCAACCTCGTTCTACAATCAAGTGATTGCACAGGCACGTTTGGTTGCTCCTGTTCTTGCAACGTCAACAGTGTTGAACACTGCTGGTGGCGAAAACTTGCAACTCCCATCGCAGTACAGCTGGTCAACAGCAGCACTGCCTGGCGAAGGCACAGCAATCTCCGAGTCCGACATGCAGTTCAACTCGTTCATCACCTTGAGTGCTTACAAGTACTCGTTCCTCACCCAGCTCACAACAGAGTTGATCGAGGATTCTGGTGTTGACATCTTGGGCTTCTTGGCTCAAATGACAGGCAATGCATTGGGCTACGCAGTTGGTTCAGCATTGACTGTTGGTACAGGCACGAACCAGCCAAAGGGCATCGTCGCAGCTTCGTCTGTTGGCGGTACTTCAGGCACAGCAACCGGCTTCACAGCCAACAACCTCATCGACCTTCTCTACTCCTTGGATGGTGCAGCTCGCAACCTTCCAGGTGTTGGTTGGATGATGACTGGTCAGTCAGTTGGTCGTGTAAGAAAACTCCAGGACACCGCGGGGAACTACGTATTTCAACCTAGTTTGGCAATGGATTCCCCAGACATGCTCTTGGGCAAGCCAATCTACGAGAACCCATCAATGGCAGAAGCCACCACAGGCACTAAGTCCGTAATCGTTGGCCACTTGCCTTCGTACTACGTGCGCACCGTCGGTGGATTGAAGCTTGATCGTTCAGACGATTACGCATTCAACGCTGGTCTTGTTACCTTCCGCGCCACATGGCGTGTTGACGGCAACTTGCCACAAACATCACACGTCAAGCATCTCCTCCAGCCATAAGGCTTGAGGGGCTTGCCCCTTGACATCCCATAATTCCCCTAGGCTTAGGGTCGTCGCGAACACGCAGGGCGCGGCGACCCTATTTCTATTTCCCCCTGCGATCTGCGAAGGAGAAGGAAGTGGGCAATGCTCGTAATCGTCAAGAACACACCGGTAGAACTACCAGACCTCGAAGCCGAGATTCTGTTGCATCGGGGAATAGCACACTTGCCAGAAGTGGCAGACCTACCAATGCCGATGCACTTCGCATCCTCTGGTATTCAAACGCACCATTCGTCCCCACCGGCTACGGTACGCAAACAGCGCAAGCCGTCCCAAGGCTCATCAAAGAAGGTCACGAAGTAGCGATCCATGCAATGTACGGACTTGAAGGAGTTTCGTCTAATTGGAATGGAATCAAAATGTATCCACGTGGGATGGCACCTTATTCCGATGATGTGATGGTTGCGCATTGGATGGACTGGGCGAACGGCAATCAGAATCTGAAACCGTTGTTGATGACTTTGTTTGATGTGTGGCCGTTGAAGTCTGAGTCGTTGAAACTGGTGCCGAACATTGCGTCGTGGGTTCCGATCGATCATGCGCCTTGTCCGTTGGATGTTGTTGAATGGTGCAACCGTCCGAACGTGAAGCCGATTGCGATGTCGTTGTTTGGTCAGAAGATGTTGAACAACGCTGACGTGGAATGTTTCTACGCTCCGCATGGCATCGAGTCTGTGTTCAGTCCGACAACAAAGTTTATGAATGGTGATCGTCACTTCACAGGTCGTGAACTGATGGGCATTCCTGACGACAAGTTTGTGGTGATGATGAACGCAGCGAACAAGGGTGCGAGTCCTTCGCGCAAGTCGTTCTCAGAGAATCTGTTGGCATTCGGCATCTTCGCACAAACTCGACCTGACGCAATGTTGTATCTCCACACAGAGAAGGATGGGGCGATGGGTGGGGTGAACTTGGTGGCGTTGTTGGCTGCGTGTGGGATTCGTGAGGATCAATACAAGTTTGTTGATCAGTATGCGTATCGGACTGGGTTTCCTCAGCAGGCTGTGGCGATGATGTATGCGTCAGCTGATGTGTTGTTGTCGGCATCTATGGGTGAAGGGTTTGGGTTGGCTGTGATCGAGGCGCAGGCGTGTGGCACCAGGGTGATTGTGTCTGACTTCTCGGCTCAACCTGAGTTGGTTGGAAGTGGCTGGGCTGTGGAGGTGCAACCGTTCTGGGATAATCATCAGAAGTCTTGGTTCTGCACACCACAGGTGGGTTCCCTTGTGGATGCCCTGAAAGAGTCCTACGATGCGCCTAGAGGCGTTGACAAGGTGGCTGTGGACTTTGCAGCCCCATACGATGCTGATCGCGTCTGGGAGGCTTATTGGAAGCCTGTGATGAAAGGGTTGTCCGAATGGTGCCAGTCGTCATCATCCCAGTCCTGAATCGATATGACTTGATGGAACGGGCGATCCGTTCAATCGATTATCCCGTTGAACGGCTGATCATCATTGACAACGGTGATGGGTATGACGCTGACATGTTGGCTTGGACTGCGCCTTGGCAACACATTCAGAACTGGTATCTGTGGATGATGCCAACGAACCTTGGTGTGGCACCATCATGGAATCTTGGCATCAAAGCAACACCTCACGCGGAGGGTTGGCTTCTGTTGAACTCTGACGCATGGTTTGAACCAGGTCAACTTGAAGCGTTCTACAAAGATTGTGAACCTGACAACATCACGTTGACTGGTTCGGCTCAACCTTGGTCGTGTGCGTGGGTGGGTGCTGGTGTCGTTGAGCGTGTTGGTTTGTTTAGTGAATGTTATGTGCCTGCATATTTTGAGGATAATGATTTTGAGGATCGTGCGCGTCGAATCAATGTTGATGTCAAGATTTCTGAGGCTTGGATCATTCACGACAATTCTTCAACGATTAGATCGGATGAATCGTTGGCTGATAAGAATCAGCGCAGTTTTCAGGAGAATGGTTCGTTGCATGCGTTGCGTTGGCAGTCAGGTGTTCCTGACGCTGGGGCTTGGGATTTGAAGCGTCGAAGGGATTTGGGATGGGATTGATCGACTATCAGGGTGTGCATGATGGTGAGACGATTTATGTGTTTGGTTCTGGTGCCACGTTGAATTATCTGGCACCAAGTTTCTTTGATGACAAGATTTGTGTGGCAACGAACTTTGCTGGATCAGTCTTTGGATTGGGTAGGTATTACGTGTTCAGCCATTATCACGGTGATGCTGTGAAGGAAGCACGGTTAGATGAGACGGTGGCTGTGTTCACTCCTCAACGGGAGCATGGCACTGATGCAGAGTTCCTAGGGTTCATGCCGAAGATTGTCACATTCCCAACAACCACTGGTCGTCCTGGTGGATCGTTCAATCCGTCCGGCAAGGACTGGCCTACGCTCGACAACTCTCTGGTTATCGGCTCATCTGGGATTCATGGTGCGATGCACTTGGCTGCATATCTTGGTGCGAAGTTCATTGTCTTGGTTGGTGCTGATTGTGGAACTTTGGGTGGTGCTGAACGGATTGACGGCTATGTGCAGGGTGAGCATCCTTGGGAGTTATATGAGATGCACCTTCGAGACATGAAGCAACGCTTGTTTGATATGTATGGATGTCAGGTCTATTCGTTGAATCCGTTTGTGAACTACAGTTTGGAAGGTACGCAGTATCGTGGAGCAGCGTCAATCAACTAGAATTGGATCACTATGACCATCACCAATGGCTATGCCACACGCAATCAAATCAAGGCAGCCTTGCGCATTGGTACAGCTGACACGATTGATGACGATCTAATTGACAACTGTGCTGGTGCTGCATCACGTCTCATTGATGGATATTGCAACCGAAAGTTTTGGGCTGACGGTTCAGCCACAACCAGAGTGTACGAAGCAGACGATCCGTTCTATGTTCACATTGATGACATCACAGGCACAGCACTCACATTGAAGACCTCTTCATCAGCAGCTGTTGGCTCATTCGATGTCACATGGTCGCCAACCGATTACCAGTTGGAACCATTAAACGGAAATCTTGACGGCATCAGTTGGGCTTATGACAGAATCCGTGCCGTCTACCGTTATCTGTTCCCAACCTTGAATGCGAACTACGGTCAACAAGCATTGGTGCAAGTGACAGCCACATTTGGTTGGCCTGCGATACCTGAGCCGGTCACGCAGGCAACAATCATTCAGGCATCACGTTTGTTCAAACGATATGACAGTCCGTTGGGTGTCGCAGGATTCGGTGACATGGGTGCAATCAGGGTGAGCCGTGCGCTCGACCCTGACGTGGCACAGCTCGTCGAGCCATACCGACGCATGCGTCTATTCGTATGAGTTCGACCACTACCGTCTCCCAAATCAAAACTGGTTTGGCAGCCAACTTGGCAACCGTGTCAGGGCTTCGTGCTTACGCCTATCAGCCAGACAATGTGAACACCCCGTTCGCTTGGCCGTTGCTGGATTCCATTCAATACAACGGGGCTATGGGTGGGGGTTTGATCACCCACAAGTTCACGGTCAGTGTTGTGGTGGGTCGTTCGGCTGAGCGTACTGCACAAACTTTGTTGGATGGGTATCTGTCTTATGCCGGTGCTACTTCGATCAGGGCTGCTATCGAATCGGATCGGACTTTGGGTGGTGTTGTGAATGACTTGATTGTTGAGTCAGCGAACAACATCTCGACCCTTGAAGCGAACGATGCAACATATCTGGCGATTGACTTTGTTGTTACGGTGTACGCCTGACCCCTTGCCGTAGGTTGCTTGTGGCGTGTAGTGTTATGCAATCGGCTCAGCCGAGCAGACATCAACTCGAACGCCGATAGGCAGGAGCAGACATCATGGCAAAGCAAGTTCTCACAAACGTGGCAGTCACCTTCGGTACTGCTGCAACCGACATTTCCTCGTATGTCACATCAATCACTTTGTCAACAACAGCTGCTGAAGTTGTGACATCGGCGATGGGTTCTTCAGCTGTGACGCGAATACAGGGAATGATTGACAACTCGGTCACGCTTGAGTTGATGAATGACTACCCAACGATTGAGAAGTTGTTCTGGGATGCGTTCACTGCTGGTACTGCTGTTGCGATGACAGTGAAACCAAACGGTACTGCTGCTGCTTCGTCAACGAACCCAAGTTACGCATTTAGCGTTCTTCCTACTTCGTGGACTCCAGTTGCTGGTGCAATCGGTGACTTGGCCACAGTGTCAATCACCTACCCAATCTCTGGTGCAATCACCAAGACTGGTACCGGCGCGTAGTTTTTAATAATCCAATCCCTTACCTGCGGAGGTAAAGAATGAAGATCGTACTCAGTTTGACTAGTGCATTAGATAACAAACAACGCACCATTATTGCTGCGTTCCCTGACTTCATTGCGTTTGAAAACAAATACAATCGCAGTGTCGCCAAGTTTGAAGCAGAACTCACGCTCACTGATCTTGCATATCTTGGATGGCATGCAGAGAAACGGTTGAAGAAAACTGGGTTGGACTTTGAATCATGGTGCGATGAGATTGAAGCACTTGAAGTGGGAGATAGCGCAGACGCAGTGATCGTCCCTTTGGAGATAAGTCAGCCCACTGGGTAATTTCATATCTCGCTTGCGAGACGGGGATTGCACCTTCAGTGTTGCTGGCAGAAGAACCACGAATGCTGTTCACAATGTTGGCGTACCTTCGATGGAGAGCCATACATCTAGGCAAGTAGTATTCGTATATGGCAGGTCGAGCAGGATCATTCAACGCAAGCGATGCGATGAATGCACCAGTACAGATCGACGGCATCGCAGACTTCCTCCGTGATCTATCCAAGACATACCCTGACTTCAACAAAGAAGCACGTATCGCCAGTCAAGGTGTAGCAGAGCTGCTTGTTGTCGCAGCAACCTTCGAGGCCGCATCGGTGACCCGTAATCGCCAGGCGTTGGAAGTGATGAAGGGGATGAGGGCGCAACGTGACCGCATCCCTACAATCAAACTAAATGAGAAGTCTGGATTCGTATCTACAACCAAACCGAACCGAACTCGCAAGACCAAGGTGACTAGGGGGGATGTCTTCTTTGGTGCCGAGTTCGGTGGTGGCAAACATGGCTCATCGAATATGACGGTGGCTGGGGCTAAGTCTCGTGCTGGGACTGAGATGCATCGTAAGGGTGGGGGCAGGACAACCCAGTTTCTTCGGCATCGTGGGAAGTCTGGGTACTTCTTTTGGCCTGCTGTACGCAAGAATAAGGACAACATTGCCAAGGTGTATTTGGATGCGATTGACAAAGTTATTGACAAACTCAAAGATCGTTGACTTTGGCTGTGGGTTCGCTACCCTGTAGATAGGGAGGTAGCGATGGTTGTTTATTTTGATTCGGTCAAGTCTGTTCAGCCGAAGCCGTTTGCCACGAATTGGGATGACCTCAAGGAACGCTTGACGCACCATGAGGAGAACGCGCACAAGTCTGATGGTGCGTTGTGGTCACCTGTTGAATACTACCCAGGTAGGACTCGCGGTAACACTGCGATCAGATTCATTGAAGCGTTGGTCGTTGACATGGACGGCGAATCGTTTGCGAATGCGAACCTTGACGGGTTTGAATATCTTGCCTACTCCACCTATTCGCATCGACTAGATGATCCTCACTATCACTTAGTTTTGCCGTTGGCTGAGCGTGTACCGGCAGGACTGTGGCGAGCTGTGTGGGCTGAGTTGCATGAACGAATCAACCTTGTTGGTGACCCTGCAACGAAAGATGCTGCGCGTATCTTCTACCTTCCGCAACATGCACCTGATCAACCGTTTGAGTTCCACGAACAATCAGGAACATTCATTGACACAGACTTCCAATACGAACCTGCACGGAACCCAACACCAAGATCGCCACGTCAGTCTGCTCAGCCTCGACGCAAGCGCACCATCGGTGTTGAGATGAATGATGCTTGGTGGGATGCAGGCAAGGTGATTACGAAGTATGACGGTCTTGAAGGCAAAGCATTGTGGTCTACCGTGTTGGCTGACTTCCGTGCCTTGCGCTCGGCTTGTGAGGATGTCATCTAGAATTGCCGTATGGCTGGCGCACGTACATTCGTAGTTCGATTCCTTGCTGACGCTGAGCAATACAAAAAGGGGATCAAGCAAGTCAACGATGGCATGGGTGGGTTGAAGACCCAGGTGTCAAGTCTGTTGCCGTCATTCAAAACAATGGCGATTGCTGGTGCAGCTGCGTTCGGTGCTGTTGGTGCGTTTGCATTCAAAGCTGTGCAGGCTGCGGCTGAAGATGAGAAGTCTCAAGCATTGTTGGCTAAACAGTTGCAAACAACCTTCGGTGCTAGTGATCAGCTGATTGCATCTACAGAACGATTGATTGCTACACAGCAACTTCTGACTGGTGAGTCTGATACGAATCTTCGAGCAGCGTTGGGCAGTTTGACTCGCGCTACTGGTGACTACAGCAAAGCAACAGGTCTGCTCAGCCTCAGTCAAGACATCGCTTCCCAAACAGGAGCCGACTTGACGGCTGTGAGCCTCAGTTTGGGTAAAGCAAGTTTAGGCAATTTCACAGCGTTGAAGAAATTGGGTGTTCCAATCGATGAGAATGTTCTCAAGTCCAAAGATTTCCAGAAGGTGTTGGAATCGTTGACTGCAACCTTTGGTGGTGCATCTGCAACTGCTGCTGACACATTCAGTGGCAGACTCAAAATCATCAAAGGACAGTTCGGTGAGATTGTTGAAACGATTGGTGCAGCGTTGCTCCCATACTTGGATCAGTTTGCCAAGTTCCTCACCGACAAAGTTGCTCCTGCTGTATCTCGAATCACCAATGTTATTGGCAAAGATGGTTTGATCGCAGGGTTCCAACAGTTACTTTTTGAATCTGGGAACGCAGGAACAGGGGTTGTTTCTGTATTCAGAACTATCGCTGTTGCTGCTGCCGAAACAGCAAACGTCATGTATCGAGCGTTCTATATTGCTAAAGCCCAAATAGATTTGATTGCAAGTCCAAAATCAGTTTTAGGTGATTTGGGCAAAGCATTCGGAAGTTCTGCCATTGATGTTGACGCATTGAAGAAAGCGTTTGACACAATCGCAATTCCAGTCAATCATTTCAAGACCGAGTTGATGACTGCTGATGCTGCTGAAAGGTTCTTCAATAAGACTGGCAAGATCACAGCAGACACGTTGGGTGATGGGGCTGGGGGTGGGGGTGGTGTGGCTAAGGCTGTGAAGACGGCAACGGAGAAGTTGAAGGTTTATACGGATGCGTTGAAGTCGAGCAACTCTGCACAGAAGTCATTCACTCAAGCACAGAAGGCTTCGGTGAAGGCTGGGGAGTCGTTGACGGCTGCGAACCAAGGTGTGGCTGATGCGCAGGCTGCGTTGGATCAGGCTGTGGCTGGGTATGGTGCTGATTCACCGCAGGCTAGGAAGGCTGCGAAAGATTTGGAGCAGGCTCAACGTAGCTTGGAACGTGCTGGGTACAACGTGGAGGGTTCGTTGTTTGCGATCAAGGATGCTGAGGAGGCGTTGAAGAAAGTTCGTGCTGATCCTGAGTCAACACCGCAGGCGATTCGTGAGGCTGAGATTGCGTTGGCTGAGGCGAAGTTGTCGAGTGCTGATGCGATTGATCAGCAGACTGAGGCGACTAATGGTTTGAAGACTGCGACCAATTTGTTGAACGATGCTGTGAATGGTGCGTCGGCTAGTTCAGACATCTTCAAAACTTTGTCGGATGCGTTGACTGATGCGAAGGAGAAGCAGTCTGCTGCGACTGAGGCTGTGGCTGATGCGATTGATCGTGAGACTGAAGCGTTGGACAACTATCGTGAGGCGATCAAGAAGGTTGGGGAGACTCAACTGTTGTATCCAAAGGTTGTTGCTGCGAATCCGATGGCTGGTGTGGCTGCATCTATTCCGGCAACGGTGACTGGTAACTCGACTGGGTTCATGGCGAATCCTGCTGGGGGTGGGATGGTTGTGAATGTGAATGCTGGGTTGGTGGCTACGCCTTCAGATGTTGCTGATCAGATTGCTGATCTGTTGACTCGACGTGGGAGATTGAATGGCGGCAATGCGTTCTTTGCAGGTAACTAATGGCTAAGGCTGCGAAGTGGGGTTCAACATACAAGGTGTTGTTGGATGTTGGGTTCTTGGCTGATGCGTTCACATTGGATTCAAGCGTCTTGAATGGTACCGATGTGTTGGATGGGTCAACAGACTTTGTGGACATCACCGAGTATGTGACCAACATCAATATCAATCGTGGCCGTGCCACCCAACTTGATTCGTTCCCATCATCATCTTGCACAATCCAAGCCGATGATCGAGCAGCTGCACGATACTTTGATCCACTCAACACAGACTCCCAGTGGTATTCGGGTGGGACTGTGGGTATTGCACCACGTCGAGCATTCCAGGTGTACGGCGGTACAGCCGGAACCACAGCAATGTTCACAGGATTTGTGTACGACTTGAACATTGACTATGCCGAACCGAACTTGTCAACAGCAACAATCGTTGCCACTGATGCACTCGGCCAACTTGGTCAAACCGTCCTGACCGCATTCAACCCTTCATCACAACTTACCTCTGCGCGTGTGTCTGCGATCTTGGATCGTCCTGAGGTTGCGTTCTCGACTGCGTTGCGGAACATTGAGACTGGGGTTGCGACGTGTGGAACGGTTGCGTATGAGGATGCAACGAATGTGTTGCAGGCGTTGCAGGATGTGGCGACGGCTGAGGGTGGGCGTTTGTTTGTGAATCGTTCGGGGAGTGTGGAGTTTGATAAGCGGATTGCTACGTCGTTTGGTACGGCTGTGGCTTCGTTTGGTGGTACGGCTGGTGTTCCGATTCAGTCTTTGTCGAATGTGTATGGGGCTGAGACGGTGTTGAATCGTGTGGCTGTGCAGATTGATGGTGGTACGGCTTCGAGCATTGCGTCTGGTACAGCTAGTCAGGCTGAGTATGGGATCAAGGCGTTGTCGTTGACTGGGGTTCCGTTGGCCACCGATGCTGCTGGGTCAGCGTTGGCTGCATCATTGTTGTCACGGTTTCAAGACCCTGTGGTTCGGTTCTCGGAGATGGATGTGTTGTTGAATGCGTTGACTACAGCACAACAAGCACAGATGGCAGGTTTGGAGATTGGTGACATCCTGTCGGTGACGAAGACATTCTCTACTGGTACACCGGCAACGGTGACACAGAACGTGGTAGTTGAATCCATCCGGCACACAGTCAACCCATCAACACATCGCGTCACCATCGGAATGGGTCAAGTCCAACTTGTACTACCATTCATCCTGGACACGTCAGCCCTCGACGACACCGACTACGCACTACAATAGGAGCATTATGACAACGCCATTTCCATTCCAGGCTGCGGCAGTCCTCACTGCTTCACAGCTCAACGCAATCACAACTTTGGCCACCTCAACCAAAACGGCCAGCCATACCCTGACGATTGCTGATGTTGGAACCAGGGTGATCATGAACTCGGCATCGGCAACCACCATCACCGTCAACACCTCAATCTTTGGTGCTTCGGATGTCGTGGAGATTGCCAACATTGGTGCAGGTGTTTGCACAGTAACGGCTGGAACATGCACGGTTGGAACAACCGGTACCTTGGCACTGGCACAAAACGCATCAGGCAAGTTGGTCTTCATTAGTGCATCAGCAGCAATCTTTATTTCTGGCGGTTTTGGTCTGACATCAAGCGGTGCAACAGTAGCAACAACCCAAACGACTACTAGTACAAGTTATACAGATTTGGCTACATCCGGCCCAGCAGTAACTCTTACAACAGGGACAACAGCGTATGTGATTGTCACTACTTACAGTTACAACGCAACATCAGGCACAGCAACCTATATGAGTTTTGCGGTATCGGGTGCAACGACTATTGCAGCAGGTGATGCAACAGCAGTTAGTTTGCTAGGCATGAAAACAGGCGGACAAGAGTGGTCAAACAGCGCGGTTTATCCAGTCACATTGACCGCAGGATCAAACACGTTTACCGCAAAATATAAAACATCATCCGGCACAGGCACATTTGGCAACCGTTCCATTATTGTGATTGCAGCATGAACGTAATTTTATTGATTGCCGCTGCCGTTGCATTAGGTCATCAAGAACCAATAAGCGTTGAGCCTGATGGCACGATATGGATTGGCACAAGTGACAACAGAACAGATTTGACAGATAGAGAATTAGATGCCGTCAAGAACAAAGCCGAACAATTACAAATTGAAAAGGAACAGGCAAGACAAGCAATTCTCAATCGTTTGGGAATCACGGCTGATGAGGTTGTTCTCCTTCTCTCGTAATCGTTGGCTGATTGTTGCTCCCGCGCTTCTAGCCTCAATCTTTAGTTTCATTCCGTCAGCGTCAGCTGATCCAGCACCAGGGTTGTCCACGTCGTATTACACGATTGATGAGATACCTCCTGTCATGTCTGACAGCGAGTATCCATTGTGTGGTTCGGAGGTGGAGAACAACATCAACCGTTCCTATGACGGTGAGCCGTATCTAGATTGCACAGGCGATCTGTTCATGGTTCACATGACTGGGTTCATCACAATCCCAGAGCATGACACGATTGAGTTCTGGTTGGCTTCTGATGATGGTGGCCGTATCAGTATTGGTGGGAATGAGTGGGGCTACTGGGGCGATCAGGGTTGCTCTGCCTATGAGTCTGGGCAGGTAGACATTAGTGCAGGCGATGCCAACCTCAATCTGTTCATGTACGAGAACGGCGGCTCGACCTGTCTGATGCTCGCATGGAACATTGATGACACAGGTTGGGCAATCGTTCCGGATGAAGCGTTCACAACGAACGGTGAATCAACCACAACTACGACCAGCACGACTACGACTACGACAACTATTCCTGAGACAACTACAACCAGCACGACTACGAGTACAAGTTCAACAACTACTTCTTCGATACCCCAAACAACTTCCACATATACCGTGCCACCAACAATGCCACCACCACCTGCAATGGTGCCTCCACCACCCACAACAATGCCAGCCCCACCAGAGACCATCCCTGAACCACCAGATACATTGCCAGCCGTACTACAACCACTGTTCCCCCTTATCCCTGACACGATGCCAGAACCACCAGCAACGATACCGACAATCCCACTGCCACCAGACACAATGCC